CCGCCCTCCATTGGACACCAAGCACCCCGAGACGTGGATCAGCGCGTACAGCCGGCACTTTTGCCGGGTGTCAAAGACGATCACGTTGCCGAACGGGGAATCAATGCCTGTTGTCCATGACAAGGCCGAGTCGCTGCACAAGAAGCTCACAGGCCACCAGAACCGCGTGTGGAACGATCTCATTGATCAACATGAGCAGCTGTTCCGCACGTGGCTTCAAAAGCCGCTTCAACGAGCGGTCCTTCGTACTGAAGGGCGACCTCATTCGATCGACCAGGAGACCTACGACGTCATTCGTGGGGAGGTGGATTGGGACTTCGAGTACGGCGCGCGGGACATCTTGCGCGCCGCCATCTTTTGCAAGAGTGGTGAGATCAGCTCCCGCGCACGATTTATTACGATGCCGGGAGTCAATCAACAGGACGCTGCCAAACACCAATGTGGCACGTCGGCCATCACTCAGGTCATGGAGAAGTTCCACACCGACCAATTTGGCTTCCGCAATTTCAAGGGGTGTTCGCATTCTGGAAAAGCGCTGAAAGTGGCGCGTTTCGTGGCGCACACACCCGATGATTGCGTTGCCATCGGGTACGACAAGGGCGCAAATGATGCTACCTGGACCCACCGTAAGTGGGCCAAATACGAAGAATACGCCATGAAGATGGCCAAAGTCCTCACCGATGCCTACTTCGATGACAACACGCCTGCTACGCTCAATGCTGATGCTGAGCACGCACGGCGCATCGAGTGGCGTGGAGTGTATCTTACGGTGGCCGCCAACATCATGTACTTTTACTTGATGTCCGGTGTCGGCCCCACGAGCATTTCCAATCGGATGGGAGGGGACGTCTCCGTAGGCTCAGGCATTTTGCAGGGCTATGGGGAGGCTGCCTACCTCAAGTGGCTCCAATGGAGTTCCGGGGAGGCCGCTGACGTCCTTGACGAGTTTGACGCCCTCATGTTCCCGCATTTGAATGACAACATCTCGGTCAAGGAATGCTTGACCGAGGGATTCGCACACATCAATGAAGGAGACGACACTTTGGTGCGGATCGTGCGGCGCAGCAACCAGAGCAATTCTGATGCTGTTACGCATTTCACCAAGAGCATAGTCGCTGCAACCAACGAGGTTTGGGAGCCGGCCTTTGTCGACTCGCAGCATTTGGACACTCATGGTGGGCCTAGGTCCTGTGTCGAGATCACATCGATGGTCATTGCACAAGTTACAGACGACGATGGCATGTCCAACATTGCCTACGTTCCGAAGCCGATCAAACGCCTCGACAAGATGGCTTGGACGTTGTCAGCCGCCCTTCGGGTGGTTGAGACGCCTGCCGGGCGGGTTGGGGTCGCGGACGCCACATACTACCGCCTCAATGCGACTCGGTGCCTTTCTATGTGCACCGAGATGAGGTTTGCGTTGTTTACAAGGTACGTGATCTACAACACCGCCAAGTATCATCTGCAGCAGCTGCGGCAGTTGGCACGATCCTCGGACGCCAAAGTGTCCGATCAGCACGATGTCCCCCTTTACGGGGACCGGACGTTGGAGGCCCGCGGCATGCCGGAGGCTACAGGGTTCATCGGTGACAGCATCGAACGAGCCTTTGAGCTTATCGGCGGCGAGTTAGCCCGGACCGATGTCACGACTAAAGCGTGCATGGAGGCCAATGCCAACGCCTGGGGACTGGCTTGCCCCAGCATTCTCAAGGACGGCAAGCGCGTCCGACAGCAGCTGCTCATGCTGGACGAGGTGGCACGGGGGATCGACATCGACGAGAATCACATCAAGGATCCCGTGTCTTATTTGGCGATGTTTGATTTGGGGCCACTTGAGGTGTGCTTCAAGGACGTCGCCGGGAGGCTCTTGAAAGCCGTCGAGATCAGTGAGAAGTCAGCCGTCCCGTTGGACGAGCTGCGTCGGCGGCTCATTGAGAGTGTCTCCAGTAAGCAGAACAACAATAGCGCCAATGCTCAGAGCCAACCCGGGGCGCCCCTTTCGTATGGAAAGGGCCGGGGAGCGCTTGGACGTAGCGAT